GCCTAGGCAGCGCCCCTCTACCGACTACAATACAAGAGAACACAACACAGGACACAACAGCATGAACGGTTGGGCAACTTACGAGACTTGGAACGCTGCTCTTTGGATCGGCAACGACGAGATGATCTACCGCCACGCCAAAGAGAACAAGAATCTAGGGTATCGCAAGTGGGCGAAGCGATTCATCGATGAGTTCGGTGAGTACATCACGGGCGACGGTGTGGCATGGTTGCACGACGACATCGACACCGATGAGATGGATGCGATGCTGGCAGAACTCTAAGGGGTCGCCCCCTCCATGCTACAATATACAAGAACACAACCAACAGACCATGCCTAACCCAGTCATCATCATTGCCACGCCTCAGAGCAGTGCAACCCAAGAGATCAGACTCTACCCGTTCACCCGTCAATGCATGATCTTTTGGCAGTCGCCCCACTACAGCAACCACACAGTGAGACGCCGCGACATGCTGCGCCTCTTGGTTGATCTGAAGCAGAGCGCAGGAGCATGGGTCAACAGATGTGCCCTCGCCTGAGGGACAGGGTGGGGGGACTGTATATTGCCCCCCCGTTGCCCCTTAGCGGCGGCCCTAGCGAAAAACGCATAAGTCCCTAACCTACAAAAGTATCCAGACGAGCACTAAATATTTTTGAAAATGGTTTTTTTGAAACCTCCAAACCCAAAAAATTTTCCCAGCAAAAAAATGGACAAAAAAGTTGATGTAGAATTTTTCAAAAACGCCTTAAATAACTTCGACGCATTCTGTGATGGATTTGAACGAGCAGCATCAGAGAGTTTCCTCTCAAGAGACGCCCCAACCACCCTTGACGAGTACACCTCCAAGTATCGAAGAGTTACTCCTGAGGTTGTCCGAGAAGTTACTGAGCCTGGAGCAGAGGATCTCGGCACTGGAACGCCCGACGCTAATGTACAAGCGCCCTGGATCGAGCAATCACGAGAAGATATCTGAGAGTTTAGATTTTCTTCATAATAATGTAGAAGGTATTAAGAAAGATTTACTAGTCATTGCAAGAACGGTATGACATGTGTACGACCAACGATAACACCATCAGCACAGGTTTTAGTAACAGGTCCGACGACATTTGAGTTACTCCCTAGTCCTGGGGTATTGCTGTACACAACACCTCCCAAGGTAAGGGAGGACAATCATCCATTAGTATATGAGACAATAAATGATTTACTAACAATTGAGTGTGTTGCAACAGGGATTGCCCCACCAATACCACCAGGTGTACCCCATGTCATTTTGTCGATGACAATGAGTCCTGGGTTAGCAATTGGAAGTGGTCCTGGATGCACTATCATAACAAGCAATGGTGCTACAGATATACCTGAGATGCAACTCCCAGTATTTTCAGAACCGAATATAGTGTATGGTACTGCATCATTTGGAAGTGGAGTACCTACTGCGGTATTACCGAAAGCACTGAGTGGATTTTACTCCGAGAAGTATTTTCATGATCAGGAGTATATTTTTGCGACTTATTATGGGACGCAAGCGCCGAATCGAGTGGATAAGTATACTTTAGTGGATCTTATTAATGGTAACAAGACTTTAACAAGAGAACAGTTTAACCTGCTTCCAGAACAGGGTAGAATCGTTGCAGACATGTTTCCTGGTGCTGGCAGACCTGTACAGTTCTTAGGACTGTCTGTGGACGATTCTGAAGGGGTTGTGACGAGTGGTACAGAATACCTTGATAGTATAACGAATGAAGTAAGTGCATGGATCAAGTTTAAACCGAGTGAGATCTCGGTAATTCGTTATTATCTTACATTAACTGTAACGACAAATTGTCCACCATTTGTGCATGTGTTTACTGGACATATCGATATTAATAACAACTGGGATCCTGCACAGCAAAGATTAGGGTATTATCTAAATAAGGGTGTAGGCATCTTACCGTAATGGCAGTACTAAAAGGCATGTCTCGTATTGGGGACATCACAACTGGACATGGTTGTTATCCTCCCACGGTAGGAGTTGTACCTACTAATCCAACAGTGTATGTGAACGGAATTCCCGCACATAAACAAGGTGATCTAATGTTACCACATGATTGTAACGGAACTCCACACTCTGATGTTGCGGCAATTGGGTCACTTACTGTTAAAATAAACGGAGTATCCGCAATGAGAATTGGTGATACTTTAACTCCAGGTGGAAAATTTGCTGAAGGTTCACATAATGTGTTCATAGGCGACAATCCTGTGGTATAATATAAAAGTCAAATCGTTTTAATTATGGCAAGAAGTAAAGTTGGTCTCAGTGGCGTACAGTTTGTTGAAAGCAAACCCAAGAGAACAAGGCAAGGATCAGGGCAACACACTAAGTATGCAGCAACATCTCGTAATGGCGCTAAGAAGCGTTACAGGGGACAAGGTAGAGGATGAATTTAATTTGCAATCTTCCTGCAGAGAAAGTTTGGGTTCGTAGGGAATACTTACGAGATCACCAAGACGGACATGGGGAGTTTGTAGAAGGCGTCTGGGTTGCTGCTAAAAGCATACCTGGGCGTGCTTTTTACTTTGAGACATACTTGCCCACATATGGAGCAATGTACGACAAACTCCCCATTAGTGCGTTTGTACGATCCCCCGAAACCCCAGTCATAGACATGAGTTTGGAGAATCTACAATTCTGGAATTGCATGGATTATGGTGTCATGGCAATCAACAAAGGATTTGTCTCATCTATGGACTGTGAGGTCTTCACTAGAGATCATGGTCTCATGAAGGGACAATACTTGTTTACACTTGATAACTACCATGCAAATCCAGATGTAATAGACAACAATGTAAGTGAAGTGCCACAAGAGCACAAATCACATAATTGTATCGCATTGAACAATGGTCAGTATGCATTGTATCCTAATAACAGGATGCGTCTGTATGACCTCTCTATCACCCCTGAAGAACCCAAGTTCCCCGACTTTAAAGTATCTACCATAGAATACCAAGTAGAGTCAGGAACGGACTGGGGACGCCTAGGAGACACTGACGATTATTTTTGGCGAACTCGCAATGAAAAAGAAAACATTGATAACAGTAATTGATGATTGCATCGCTGCAGGATATCAAAACTTTATCGAAACAACCTTAGAGAACCCAGAGTTCCCTTGGTATTACAATTCTCAAATTTCAGTTCCTGGATCAAGTGATCCTAACACTGGATTTTCTCATACAGCATTCAGGAACTATGAGAATGATAAAGCACAAAGTCGATACTTTGAAATTTTACTTCCTATATTGTTTCAAGGTATCGATCGATATAAGAAAGGACATGAGATAAAGGATGTATATCGTATTCGTCCTGCTATGTTTGTCAAGAACCAAAATGATGGCAATCATGTAGCACATATTGATCAACACTACAAACATCATGTAATGTTGTATTATGTCAAGGATAGTGATGGTCCCACGCTATTCTTTGAGGATGATAAAGTTATTAAACAGATTCATCCAAAGAAGGGTAGGTGTGTTATATTTCCAGGAGAAATTTATCATGCATCATCATGTCCAAGACAAAATAATAATAGAGTTGTAATCAACTACAATTTTTTATTATAATTAGTATTGAGTATCAAAATCATTTTTCACCATAGGATAGACAATGGGCAACTCACAAACAGACAAAAGTCAAGACTTTATTAATTCTGGAATGACTCTTATCACCGAAGTCGATAGTGATAAGTATCTTCGTAAATCAGGAAAGCGTAAAGAAGTAAAGGAAGGTGAACTCTTCGATAACGAACAAGAATGGGCGGATGGATTCTGTGGTAAGTGATAAATAGAACTAGCTAAGTCTAGTTCTGTGCCATGCCTACTGTTCAGACATTCAAAGATTTGAGTGTCACTTTTAAGAAGCACCCTGTCAACGATGACCTAATTGTTGTCAGGGATAAGGCAGCTATTGCACAATCAATGAAGAATCTCTTGTTAACACAAAGAGGTGAAAGACCATTTCAACCTGAACTTGGATGTGATATTGCATCAATCTTGTTTGAACCATTAGATTATGGTTCGGGAGTAGTTTTAAAGAGCGAAATTAAAAATGTTATCGTAAACTACGAACCAAGAGTTGTAATCAATAAACTATTTTGTTTTCCTAATGAAGCTTTAAATGGTTACGAAGTTGAACTCTCTTATAGTATTATCGGCAGAGAAGATAGGCCAGTTACTGTTGAATTTTTCCTAGAGAGAACACGATAAATGCCATACGCACAGGTAGCTAATCTAGACTTTGAGGATATTAAGTCAAGTATCAAAGAATATCTGAGATCAACCTCAGACTTCACTGATTATGACTTTGAAGGATCTGCTTTTGCAACCCTCATCGATGTATTGGCATATAATACTTACTATACCGCATTCAATACCAACATGGTAGCGAATGAATTGTTTCTGGGCTCTGCAACATTAAGAGATAATGTTGTTTCAATTGCAAAGCAATTGGGGTATAGACCCAAATCAATTACTGCACCTACAGCATATGTGTCGTTTACTGTTACTTACAATACGACCACATTAGACACCGAATTAATTCTAAAATCTGGTACAGGATTTATTACATCATATGACAACAATCTCTATCAGTATGTTGCTGTCAAAGATGTCAAAGCACAAGTTATAAACAATTCAGCAACCTTTACTAATGTACCTGTCTTAGAAGGCAGTTATATTACAAACACTAGTGTAGTCAATACAGCGATTAAGAATCAGCGTTATGTTATTGACAATCCAGGTGTTGACACAAATACTATTACAGTAAAAGTATATCAAGATGTTAACTCTACTGTCTTTGACGAGTTTCTTCTGATTGACAATATTTTAAACGCATCACCTACATCAAAGATCTATCACCTAGAAGAGGTTGAAGACGAGAGATATGAATTAGTCTTTGGTGATGGTGTTATTGGTAGAGCACTACAGAACGGTGAAAAGGTAGAAATTAGTTATCTAATTACTAATGGTCCTACTTCTAATGGTGTTAAATCATTCTCTTTCAATGGTAGGGTAGAAAATCCAAATGGTGTTTCCCCTTCATCTCCTGTAATCAGTATTGATACTTCTGCAACTGTTGCATCTGCTGGTGGTGAGAATATTGAGAATCTAGATAAGATTAAGTATACTGCTCCTAGAGCATATGCTGCACAAAATAGAGCAGTTACATCTAATGACTATGATGCTCTAATTCGTAACATCTATCCTGCAGTAAGTGATATCATTATTTTTGGTGGTGAAGATCAAGTACCACCTCAGTATGGTCGTGTCTTCATTGCAATTAAACCAGAAGATGCTGCATACTTAACAAGTATTACTAAGCAAGAAATTAAGAAAGAACTTAAGAAGTATAGCGTTGCTTCTATTGTTCCTGAGCTAGTTGATCCTTCTATCTTATATGTTGAGTTAACTAGTAAGATTTTTTACAACCGTAGTAAGACTAGCAATAAACCCGCACAAATTCAGTCTGAAGTTATTGGTGCAATTCAATCGTACATTGATACATCAAACACTGAAAAATTCAATGGTAAGTTTAGATATAGTAAATCTGTTGCTGTTATTGATAATACAGATATTGCCATCAATTCAAACTTAACTTCTGTTACGATGAGAAAAGATTTCATTCCTCTCATCAACAGTACAACATTTTATGAGATTTGTTACCAAAATCAATTTTTGGATGATGACGATCCCGTAGTTTCATCTTCGGGTTTTGTTGTTACTGAATATCCCAATTATACCGTCTATTTGGAAGACAAGTTAGGCAAAATCGTCCTATATAGGATAGACTCTGCTACTGGTCAAAAAGTAGTCTTGAACGACTTTGTGGGCACAGTAGATTATGAAAAAGGTGAAATTAAAATGAATGATCTAACGATCATTAAAGGGTCTTTTGTTGACAACAGAATTCAATTAAGAGTTCTACCTAAACAGAATGATATTATTGCTTCAAGAGAAGTGTATCTTGATGTTGATATTGCAAATAGTAGTTTTATTGCTTACGCAGAGTAATATAGATGGCGGTTACAAAGAGATCAATTTCAACTCTGATTGAGACCCAACTCCCAGAGTTTATCAATACTGAGTACGAATTATTTGGTAAGTTTCTTACCAGATATTACGAGAGCCTTGAAATTCAAGGTGGTCCTTTAGATATTGCTAATAATTTAGATGTCTACACAAACATTGATTATTACGAAAATAATCTGCTGAAACAAAGCACAACTGTTACTAGTAACCATACTGCTTCTGAGACTACTATTACTGTAGATGATGCTACTTCGTTTCCAGAAGAGAATGGATATATTAAGATCGGGAATGAGATCTGCTTTTATAAAACTAGAACGGACAATTCTTTTACTAATGTTACCAGAGGTGTAACTGGAAACACAAAACTTGGTGACTTATATTCTACCACTGAATATGTAACTAGTCAAGCATCCCCCCACTCTGGTGGAGAACTAGTACAGAATATCAGTAACTTATTTTTATATGCTTTTGTTAAGAACTTTGAGGAGCAGTATCTATCATCATTCCCAGAGAAATATCTTAAGAATGCTGTAGATAAAAGAACTCTCATTAAAAACATCGGTCAGTTTTATAGATCGAAAGGTACTGAGCAGTCAATTCAATTCTTGTTCAATACTGTTGTAGAAGGTGGTGTTGACAATAGACCTACCGTATACAATCCATCTGATTTTACATACAAGTCTTCTAACTCTGATTGGACACAGGGTTATGCACTTCGTATCAAAGTATTGTCTGGTGATGTAAAATCACTGGTTGGAAAAGTAATTACACAAGAAGCATCTGATAGATATGGGTTTGCTTCTGCTACAGTTGATAATGTAAAATTTGATTCTAAAATAGATGGCGAAGATACTTACAATCTTTTCCTTGCTACAGAAACATTAAATGGTTCTTTTGAGATTACAACCAAAACAGAATTGACACAGCAGATTTCTTCTGCTGCAGTTTCTGGTGATAGAGTTAATGTGGTATCCACTTTAGGATGGAAGGGCACTGGTTCTTTACTAATTGGAAATGAAACTTTTACATTTTTAGACAAAAATGTAACTCAATTTACTATTAATACTAGAGATCAGGCAACTACACACACTGTAGGAACTCCAGTATATGATCCAATTGTAATTGGTAACTCTGATGTTACTATGTTAGTATTTGGATTAGTATATAATCTATTACCGTCTAACCCACAACCATATGCTTCGGTTGGTGATAAAATTGAAGTATCCAATCCAGGTTTTGAAACACAAGATACTAAAATTGTTTCTTCATCTGGTTTAAGATGGCGTCTGTCTCAAGCAAATGCAAAACCAACATCTCCAACAAATTCCACATATACTAACGGTCTTTCTAACCTTTCTACTGATATATCTGCTATATTCGCGGATGACCAATTCTATTATATTGCTTCTTCTGGATACCCATCATACGATATACTTGAAAATGTAACTTCTATTCCAGGCAATCTTGCAGATCAAAAGATTCTCAAGTTAATCAGAAAAGAATCTATTAATACTACTGAAGTATATAAGTCACCAACAAATGATTTTGGTATCTTTGTTAATGGCGTTAGAGCATATGGACACAAAGATACTGAAGAGATTTATTTTGGTAGATTAGAAGAAATTAAAGTTCTCACTCAAGGAATTACTTATAAGAATCCACCCGTTGTTCTTGTTAATGGTGTACCTGGCAGAGCAATTTCTAAACTAGCAGGACAGTTTGTAGAATCAGTCGAAATTATAGAACCAGGACTTTATGGTACTGTTCCATCTATTGAATTGATTTCTGGTAGAAATGCTATTGTTAAAGCAACTATCACTGGTGGACAAGTAACGGATATACAGATCGATAATCCTGGAGAGTTCTATTCAACTCCTCCTTTAGTTGTCATTAGAGACAAAGCAGGTCAAGGTAGGTTAGCAGAATGGACAGCAGAAATTACTGACGGAAAACTTGTAGGATTTACTCAAATTAATGGTGGTTCTTTTTACACTCAAGAAAATATTGATGTAGAAATTATTCCTATTGGTTCTGGAGCAACTGCAGTTGCACAGATCACAACATGGACTAAAGATAGGGTTAAGAATTTAAATTCTAGTTTAGATGATAATAATGGTTTTGTATTTTTGAATCGTAATAATGCACTTGAGTATGGTTATGCCCATGTTGCTAACCCCAAGTCATTGAGAGTTTTATTAAATGATAATCTAGATTCATTAGACCAAGAACCTACAACTAAGACTCACTCACCTATCCTAGGGTTTGCATATGATGGTAATCCTATCTACGGACCTTTTGGATATACAGATCCTCTAGATTCTGTTAGTGATATCACTAGAATGACCAGTAGTTATGGTCTTAGAACTGATAGACAGTTCGGTCCTACTGCTGGACAATATACACTAGGAACGTTTACACAAGATTATGAGTATAGACATAAGTCTGGTTCTTTGGATCAAAATAATGGTAGATTCTGTGTAACTCCTGATTTTCCAGAAGGAACATATGCATACTTCTTGACAATCAAAGAGGATCAAACACCAGTATTCCCATATATCATTGGCGAAAATTTTTATTCTCTTCCTGTAGACTCTAATTATAATTCAAACCTCGACCAAACAAATATCTCTAGAAATGTTGAAAGATTATTCACGCCTGGTCTATCATCTAATGGTGGTGGTTTTAACGGTGTCGTACAAGATCTAGAGTCTGGTAGTATTGATAGTGTTGAAGTAGTAGAATCGACAGGAGCATTTTCTGTAGGGTCTCAATTAGTATTTGATAATACTGGAACAGAAGGTAACAATGCAGAAGCATCTGTATCATCTATTAATGGAAAAACTGTTTCTAGTTTAGAAAGTTTTGAAAACAAAGCAGCAAAATTAACAATTACTATTCCTTCTTATGTGTTTGAAAGTGACAAATTGAGGCAACCTTCTTCTGGTGCGTTTGGAACTATCGTTGGCACTATTAGAAATGATAATACAATTTTAGTTAAAGATGTTAATGGTCAATTTAATAATACTGCAGCATTTGCAACTGATATTAAAGTTTTAAGATTAACCCTTGACAAACCATCATCATACAACCAAGGTTCTATTATATCACTAACTGATGGTATTGTGACTACCAATGCATCTGGTGAAGTTTTAGAAAGTATATCTGATGGAAATACAGTTCTTGTTAAAGTATTAAGTGGAACATTCCAAACACAAGATGTTTTAGATAATTTCCTCAAGAGTGATAATTTATCAGATACTTCTGGTTCTAAAATTGACAATATTGATTATCTAAGCGATGGATTGATTCCATTTGATATTGATGACAATATCGGACTAATCACAACAACAGAAGATCACAATCTTGGAGTTGGTGATAATATTAATGTTTCTGTTAATCCAAATGATGCTTCTAAGACTAGAACTTATTATGTCAGAAAAAGAATTTATCAGGAAATTGAGTTACAAACTCCAGTATATGACACCAATGTAGACTACGATGGATTGGGTAGACTTCTAATTGTAAATGCTGGTCTACTATATCCAGTTGGAACATATACTAATGTTCCCATAAGTGGTGGTAGTGGTAGTGATGGAAAAGCAATTATTGTTGTTAGTCCACTAAATTCAGGAGATGCTACTGGTTATGTCTCTAGTGTACAACTTCAAAATGGTGGTTCTGGTTATAAGAGAGGAGATATTCTCTCTGTTGAAGATTCCGACTTAAACAGATCTACAGGATCTTCTACTCAAAGAGTAAAGTTTTTTGTTGATCATGTTGGTGTATCTAATGAAGCAACAACCATTGATGTTGTCAGTGCTGCTGATTATGCAAATAATGATCTTCTTCTAATTAATGACGAAATTGTAAAAGTTGTATCTATTATCAACAACCAGGTTGGTAATGATACTTTATCTGTAGAACGAGCACAAGAAGGAACAATTGCAGTAGATCATTATGACAATGCTCCTGTATCACTTTACAATGCAGGATACAATTTAAGTAGCACCTATACAGTAAATGGTAGTGAAACTATCATCTATGATAGAAGTACACAAAAACTATTAGTAATCTATCCTTCTTCACAATCATTAAGTTCTTTACAACCAATTACAACACAAACAAGTTTCTTTGATGAAAGCACTCCAAAGAAATTTGTAAAAGTTGTTAATGCTACAACACCAGAAAATAGATTTGAATTTAAGTTAGATCCATCAATGAGTATCTTTGGCACAGATGCTCCAAATCCGTTTGTGTCTGAATGGACTGTTAATCCAATTATTGAAGTACAAGAAGGATATCGTTATCTGTTTGATACTTCAGATTCATCTTTGACTGGTTCTCATTTAGACTTTAGTCCTAGTGGCAATTATAACATAATTGCAATTGAAAAGAAAGAGTCTACAGTTTCACAAGGTAATGCTGGATCTTTTGTTGACATGAAATTTGGATTTGGTTCTAGAATCTCAACAAACACATATACAGAAACCAAGCAATCAAATTTCTCAAATTATTTTTATTTTGATAGAAATGGAAACATTGCAAATAATGGTTCGTATTTGAGAGTTACAAGAGATCCTCTTTCTGGACCTAACATTGTAAATTTTGTATCACCAAAATCATTCTCATATTCTTTATCGTCACATCCACAGTGGGATGGATCAGGAACTATTAGTTACACAACTGATGGACAGTTTGCTGTTGGGTCTATTGATAAAGTATCAGTTCAGAATATTGGAGCAAACTATAAAAAAGTTCCAATCGTTCTTGGTGCATATCCGAGCACCAAAAAAGTTGCAAGTGCAACAGTAAATTTTGACAGTACATTTAAAACCATCACAAGTGTCACAGTTGATAATACTGGAGACCATTATCAAAATCCAAAAGTTGTCATCTTAGAGGGTGATGGTAAGAATGCTGAGTTTGGCATTACATCTAGAGATGGAAAAATTTTAGATATAATTGTAAAAAATCCTGGAAAAGGATATACGAAAGCACCCATTATTACAATAGTCGAATCTGACATAAAACTATTTGTAAGGGGTAGTAGAGTTGGTCTACCTAAGAATATAAAAATCGTTAAAAATGGAAGTTCTTTCCATAATGATAAAACTATTATTCCTGAGTATACTGGCAGTTATGTTTTAGCAGTAAAAGATTACACAAGTAACTTTCTTAAAGGAGAAAGTATAACACAAACAGTTAATGGTCAAGAAGTATTCTCTGCTATTGTTAGTGAATGGAGAGAAGGTTCAAATCTTCTTAAAATTTCAAACATTAATGGCAAACTTAGAAATGGTGTTTCTTTAGTAAGCAAGATTTCTAAGCAAACAGTAAACTTCCATCAAACATTCGTAACTCCATTTACTGTAGATGTAAAACCATATTCTGATAATACTGGAAGTTTCATTTCAGATAAAGGTAGAATTGGTAATGCAAATCAAAGAATCACGGATTCTTTCTTTTATCAAGATTACTCTTATGTTGTTAAGTCTAGATCTGCTATTGATGCATGGAGAGACTTAGTTAAAGAAACAACACACCCTGCAGGATTTAAATTATTTGGTGAAGTAATTATTGATCCTAAAATTGAGGCACCTAATGGTATTGAGATGCCTGCAGAAATGCCAAATGCAAATCATTTCTCTATCATTGAATTATGGGATCCAACAAAAAATAAAATTACTGTTGAGAGCACGAAGAGAACATTAACACAAACTATCATATCGACAGAAGATTATCGTTCTATTAGAGGTCCTGGTTCTGTTGATGTAAACGAGTTTGATTTACAAACATTAAGAGCAAGAGAATTATCCTTAGTTCAAGATGCAATTGATCCAAGTCCTTTCGATGGAACATTTAATGCTGATGGTCAGTTAGTAGGCACAAAAACATTTACATTATATAATAGTGGAACACCATACTCACCATATAGCACAGAAAATGTAATTGTAACATTAGATGGTGTTATTCAAGAACCAGGAGTTTCATTTACTATTTCAGGAAATCAAATTACTTTTGCAGCACCGCCATTAGGAGCAGATGTTGTAAATGGACAAGAAACTCCTGCACAAAAAGTTTTAATTAGAAATGTAGAATTTAAAGATAATGTTTACAACGAAAAACATTTTAGAAAAATTAGAAACTTTTATCAAAGAGAAGGAACTTGGATTGATGCTGCTAACCAAATTGATTTAAATACTGATTTCATGGTTTCCGAAACTATCGGATATTTTGAAAACAAGTATGGTTATGCAATTCAAGATGGGTCTATTCCATGGACTGCTATCGAGCAAAAGTTCACCGCAGACATGAGAAGATATTGTGATGCTTTACAACATGATTTAAGATTTGGTGGTAATATTAAATCTAAAGATTTTTCTGACTTATTTAAAACTAAGTATAATGGACAAAAAACAGAATTTAACGATGCATTGCAATATCTTGTTAGGTTGTCAAAGTTAGCGACAAGAAACTGGGATTGGATTGCAGTAGATGTTTCATATACTGCGGGCAGTGATATTATCACAATTAAAAATACAGATAATGTTATACTTGGTGCATATGTAAGTTCTGGTGATGCATTCCCATTAAGTTCTGGTATTAGAGTAACAGAAATTATTTCTGATACTCAAGTAAGAGTATCTGGACAAGCGTTGGCAACTAGCGCCACGGCACCAGCTGGTGCTGCTGGTCCTGGTATCACTTATTTGAGTGGCACACAATCTGGTGGCACCACAACTCTGCCTACAGCAACTGGTGCTGTTACTTCACCAAATTCTTATACTATTCCTCCTGGTTCAACATTAGCAGTACCACAAATTTTTAGTGGTCTCAATCAAGTAACATTCTCACTAAGTGGAATTAATAATGGAACATATTATGATGCATCAAATCTAATTGAGAAGAACAAAGGTTATATTCTCGATTATGTTACTGGATGGGCTGCTGCAAACCATCCATCTAAAACTGTCTACCCTAAGGAAGTCAATCTTTTAGTAGATAACATCGTTTTCCATCTTCGTTTTGGTGGTAATCGAAAACTAGTAGAACAGGCAGAAAGATTATTTGTTACTTCTGGAACATTTGCTATCGATCAAGCAAAGTTAATTCTGACTGATTTGTGTGTTAAGGCAATGCGTCAAATCTTGCCTGGAACAACACCGTTCACAAATATTCAACCATTTACAGATTCTGAAGTTATTACGGATTCTCAAACTCCACTATGTGCAGAAGTAGAATCTACGCTGAATACTTATTATGAAATTACAGAAGAAATTTTAGAAATTGGTCCCAATGTTATTGATCCTACACAAGTAAATCCACCTAAGACTGGTTACTTTGCTACTAGTCAAAGTGTTTATACAAACTATAACATATTACCAGATGTAGAACTAGTTAATAAAGAATGTGAAGATGTAGTTTCTGCTTTAACTGTTTATGCAGGCATCATGAAAGATGCTATGATCAATGGAATAGTTACACCTCCAACTCTACCTGATTTTATTGATGGTGAAACTACAGACTTTGAACTGTATTGGGATGATGATGGTTCTGCTGTGTCTCTAACTGAGACAGATGAGACATTATTAGTTGCTCTGAACGGTGTTATCCAAAGAACAAAGCATACTGCAAATGAACCAGCATTTGATTCTTACTTTGTAGATACATCTGTAGTACCAAACATAATTAAGTTCAGTACTCCTCCTATCTGGGACCAAGATCTAGGTGCTAGAACTATTCTAGAACCAACACAAGTAGAAAAATTCTTTGCAGTCAATGTTGGTAATCAGAAACGATATACTATCGATACTGCTAATATTGATGGCGAAACTGAAGGACCACATCAAATTGTTAGTATTGCAGAAGATACTATTCTCAATATTGATGATGAAAGATTCTTATTAGTAATCTTAAATGGTGTTATTCAAAAGCGTGGTATTGCAAATAGTGGTTCTTATGATGTAGTTGGTTCTGTAATTACTTTTGCAACACCAATAAGAATAGAAGATGTTGTTGACATTCGTCTTTTCTATGGTAGAGATATCGAACCAACCGTAAATATTCACAATTTTGTTGTTAATGGATATTTGTATCCAAAACAAATTACAATTGTAGGTACAGATGCTGGTAGTAATTTCAATAATTTTGTCGTTAATAGTGATTATGCACTAACAACATATGAAAATTTCTATCTATATCAAGAAGATTCAAGTAATGTTTATCCTATAGGTAAAGTATACGATTGGGAAATTGTAAATGCAAATACTTTAATACTAAGAGTATACACCAATACTGTGGATTTTGATCCTAGTAGAGCACTCTATGCAAAAACTTTAGGAGCATTTGAATCAGTATTACATACATTTGATCCAAGTGTTACTATTAGTATTTCTTCTCTTGATTCTCAACTTGTAAAAATTGACAGATCTTATTTCAAAGGAGATATAAGAAAATCAAATGATCTAGTACAGAGGAAAGGATTCTTTGGATTAAATCCTGGAGATAAAATTAAAGTGGATGGAGAATCTACTTACAGAACTATCAAGTCCACACCAGGAAAAGTAGATACTAAAGATTATAGAAGCAACTCAGATGCTGCTAACTCCATATATGGTTCTTTTGGAATTACTAGATATAATGAAACCACTTTTGGTGAAGGATTAAGTGTTGAGTCAGAAATTGCTAATGGTTCCGTTAGTAAACTTATTTGGAATGAAAGACAAGTAAGAGAAGATGTTCAAAATATTTCTTCTCATACTATTACAAATGCAACATACGATCCAGCAACAGGAATATTTGTAGGAACTATTCCCAATCATGGATTTTTATCACAGCAATTTCTTAAATTTAAGAACAATTCTGTAGTATTTACATGTGATTTAGACAATAATGCTACGGAAAAATCTTACCCCAGAGAAGGTTCTGATCCGTTTGCTAATACATGGATTCTTATTGAGTCTGTTACTACAAATACATTTACTATCAATGTTGGTATTTCTAGCGATACCAGTGCTCATACTTTTGTAACATCTACTCCTGGTGGATTACTCAGGGGAACTGAAATTCTTTATAGATTTTTCAGACCCACTGCATACAACTATTATATCCCACCAAATATTGAGTTTATTCCTAAAAACTCTAATGGTGGTGGTGCTAGAGCAAGAGTTGTTACAAGCAAAGGAGAAATTATTGGTGTACAACTATTATCAGGAGGATCTGGATACACAGAAGCACCTATTGTTGTTGTAACACGCAAATATAATGTTATCAAGCAAGATGATATTAAAGTATCTCTTGTAAAATTAAATGTACAATCGATTGTAAGTCAGTCACTGACAATCAGTAGCTTTATCTCTGCAATTGAACTACCACCACCAGAACAAGCACTTATTTCTACTATTGTTCTGAGATCTCCATCTAGTTCATCTGATATCCTGGAAATGGATATTGAGCCAGATCCAATTGTCGATGGAAATGCAATGCCAGAGGGTGAAACTCAACCTGGCATGGGTAATATTGCATACATCGAACCAGATCCAGTCATCGATGCATTGAATCTCAGAGATTCTGATAGAGATATTATTAGAATCGTTGCTGTAAGAGCAGAAGACATTGTATCATTTAGTGCTTTACAGACTAATAGAGTTGCAACAGCAATTGTACAACTTGAAGTTGATAACTCTAGAATTACATCTACTAATTCTTCTACTGCTCCTGGTGGATATCTACAAGCACCTGCCAATATTGGTGACAGTATTGTTTATATTAGCAATACTGGTAGATTCTCAACTAACGGAAAACTACTTGTCGGTAATGAAGTTGTTCGTTATCTTAGAAAGACTGAGGACAGATTCCTTAGTGTCACAAGAGGACTTGATAATACACTTGAAAGTAGTTGGCCTGCAGGAACATTTGTTCGCGAAATTGATGATTATGTAAGCGTTGCATTTGGTGGTGTTCAATCCTTCGTCAGTGAGACCAGTGTTCTATCTGGTGTTACATCAGGCAGATCAGAAAGACTAACTCAATCCCAATCACAGTCTATAATTGCATCTTCGTCTACTGTATCACTACAAAAAACAGCAATTATTCAAGTTGAGAGTGGCATCATTTCTATTTCTGATGTCAAGTTCTTCAGACAAACACAGACTACTTCCGAGAGTTCTGAACCAACTACAATTCAATCGGTAAGTATTGCCGCGTTGAATCAAGTACAAGTAGAAACTAATTCTGTTATCTTGGGTAGTGCAATTAGAGAACTTCTTTTCTTTACACCTCCTGGTGGTTTTGTAGATTACTTCCAAGAATCAATCTTCTTTACTAATCCTGTCCCAACTAGATTAAATGGAGATGTCACTCTTGTAACTAGAAATGTTACTTTAAGAGACGGATCTTTTATTGAAATTAGAAATATTCGCGAAGACGAACAAGCAAATTATATTGGTAATTACAATATCGGAAACCTCGGTGCAAACATTTCTAGTTGGAATTATGTTTCCAAGGATGAGGGTGTAATACCTTCCAGTGGAGTGAGTATTGGGGAATTTGAAAGACTATTTGCTAGTATGACTATAAAAGATTTTGAATTGAGAGGATACTCTAACTACACTCTAACGGGTGATAAGTTCTCCCTTGGTATTCCAACTACAAATAATCCAGTTACTATTACATCTTCTACTGGTACGATTGGAGCAGTTATCGTAGTTCAGAATACAACATACTTCCCAAGCGCGGGATATTTGTTTACCAGTGGTGGATCTGTCATTCAATACACGGACAAGACTGCTACTGAGTTTACTGGTTGTACTTTGTATAGCGGTCTAAATAATATCTCTAATGGTGAGGAAATTATTCCTTTTACAATCTCGTAAATAATTGCATAAATATAAATAACTCAGGCACAATAAAATCGGAACAGAAAACCAATGGCTGCTATTATCTCAGATAAATTTAGAATTTTTAATGCGAAGCAATTCTTAGAATCGCTTAGTGAAGGCGCAAACGATAATAGCGCCGATCGCACCAGACTTTACTTTTTCGTAGGTCGTCCTCAGGCATGGAATGTCTATGTAGAATCATTTTCTACAGCAGGTGGATCACTTACAGTAGGCAACGAACTCTATGCTGGTGCTAACTACGGCACTGCTACCTGGAGAGCAACTATTCAAGCGGTATACTCAAATTCAGTTCTCCTTAGTGGAGTCTTTGGATCTAGCGGAACTGCTTCTGCTCCTGCTCTAGGAAGCACACTAAAAGAATATGATGGTTCTGCTGATACAGGTGTTACCACAAAATCGGGTGTTTATCGTTACGCTACGGAAGATGCACCCCCACTTCCACTAGACAACCAGACAGAAAAGTTTTCTGTCTATGATGATATTATTGCAGCTAAAAGAGTTACATCTGCAAATGCACGCGCAGTTATCCGTCGTTATAACTGGGATACAGTTGCAAATCCTAAGTATGACATGTGGAAACCTGATTACTCTGCTACTCCAGGTGGCGGTGGTCAAGTCGGTAAGCAAACTGCTTTAGGATTTGATGCTATTGGTGATGCCAAGTATTATGTAATGAACTCTTCATATGAAGTGTTTAAGTGTTTATATAACGGACAAAATATTGCCAACCCAACTGGACAGAATGGAACTGTAGAACCAAATACATCTGCCGCTGGATATGATTCTGGAACTGGAATCTTTACCGAACCATCTGGTGCAGGTTATGTTTGGAAGTATATGTTCACACTTCCTACAGATGATGTCCTGAAGTTCCTTTCTTCAGACTTCATGCCAATTACTCTTCCTACAGAGTCTACTAGAACTGCTACTGCTGCATTAGCAGTTGCTGGTTCTATTGATGTTGCTCTAGTAGAAGATGCTGGTAGTAACATGCCTGCTTCTCAAACTCTATTCACCTCAATTAAAGGTGATGGAACAGGTGGTGTTTTACAAATTACCACAACTGCTGGTGGCGCAATTGATACCGTAAGCGTTGCAGCTCGTGGATCTGGTTACACTTATGCCAACATTGCTGTTGGAAATGGTAATCTGTTTAGTGATCAAGGTTTGACTAGTGCAGTTGGTTCTGCTGGTGCAATCGCTTCTGTAGAAGTAGTCCTTCCCCCTAAAGGTGGTCACGGTGCAGATGCTGACTTAGAACTTAATGCTAAGCGTATTATGACGAATATTCGTCTAACCTATGCTGAAGGTTCGGGTGACTTCCCTGTAGATAACGATTTCCGTAGAATTGGTCTTGTTACAGATCCTTACAACTATGGAACTACTACAGAAGCAACTGATTCTACTCTAAACGGTTTGTTTGCTGTTAAGATTACTGGATCAACTGCCGATTACATCGTTGACGAAGCAATCAGTCAAATTCGTGGTGATGGTAATATCGCTAAAGGTCAAGTTGTATCTTGGACTTTAGATAGTGGATCATCTACTGATGGTATTCTTAAGTATTACCAGTCTCCTGATCAGCATCTTCATGAAGGTCAAGTATATCCATTTGAAGCAAATGGTTCTGTAGATGTTACTGGTGCTTCTTCTGCTGCTGATGGTAATGTAGATACTACATACAACGGTTCTTTAGAAGGCGTTCCTTTAACCAATGGACTTGGTACTCCACAAATTGCTAACAATTCTGGAGACATCATTTATATTGAGAACCGTCGTCTTATCACTCGTGCTCCTGACCAAATTGAAGATATTAAACTTGTAATTGAGTTCTGATACTTGTATTACTTCGCTAAATACTTTAACGAAGATGTTAGTATTACTGGCGGAGTACGATGCCACAAAAGACCAACCTGAATGTATCTCCTTACTACGAGGATTTTGACGACAATAAGAATTTTTATAAAATTCTATTTCGTCCAGGATACTCGATTCAAGGAAGAGAACTAACCCAAGTTCAATCAATCCTACAAAACCAAATTGAAAGTTTCGGTAAGAATACTTTCAAACAAGGTGAGTTGGTTGTCCCTGGAGAGGTTGGTCTCAACAACAGATTAGATTACGTAAAACTGTCTTCTGTTTCCGAAGTAGCGGTAAACGAGGACGGTTCTGTTGTATTCAGAAAGTACGATATTTCACAGATTGTCGGTAGACAACTTAAAGGATTAACTTCTGGAGTCATTGCTAATTTAGTAGCAATTCAGAAATCTACTACAACTAGTGCAGATACTCTATTTGTTAATTACCTTTCTAGTGGTAATGCAGGAAATGAAAACACCTTTAGACAAGGTGAGACACTAGAGGTAGTTAATGGTGTTAATACGCCACTATTAGTAGTTGGAACTGATGGAAGCGTTCTACCAACTACTGTTACAGTAACTGATACAGATACCAATATACAAACTGTACTTGCAAGTCCTGCTATGGGATTTGCTTCTGCTGTTAAAGTTGAAGAAGGTGTGTATTTTGTTAATGGATTCTTTGTAAGAAATGACGAAGAACTATTCATCATTGATCCATATTATAATGCACCATCTGCAAGTATTGGATTTAAGATTGAAGAAAAAATTGTAACACCAGAAGAAGACCCAACTTTATATGATAATGCAATCGGTTCTTCCAACTATTCTGCTCCTGGAGCACATAGACTCAACATTGAGTTAAAATTAGAAAAATATAATTTAGAAGAAACTACAGATAAGAACTTCATTAAAATTCTTACTGTAAAAAATGGTATTATTCAAAAACAAATTAAAGCAGTAGAATATTCTTTAATTGAAAATACCCTAGCAAAAAGAACATACGAAGAGTCTGGTGATTATGTTGTAGATCGTTTTGATACTGAAGCAAGAGAGTATTATCAAAAAGACGGTAACAATGGAATCTATGCAGAGGATGAAAATGGTCTTGTAAATGGACTAAGCATCCAAGATGCTTCACAAAAAATGATCGTCAGTGTCGGTCCTGGTAAAGCATATATCAAGGGATACGAAATTGTCAATAAAGAAACTAAAGATATTGTAGTCAACAAAGCAAGAGAAACTGTTGATGCTGAAAATATTACACTAAAGACTTCTGGTCTTCCAACATATCCTATTACTAATGTATATGGATCTGTACCTTTTAATGCAGATGGTTCTGACTTAACTGCATATCCAGATTTAGAACTGTATAGAAATTATAATGACGGTACTATCGGTCAGAACATTTCATTTATTGGATCTTCTACAAAAGATCCAAATAGAACTGGTGTAGAGACAAAATCTACTGTTGATAGAAGAGGAACTCTCTATACAGATAATCAAGCTATCAAAACTATTGTAATAGATATCACTAAGAGCAATCTTATTGATAAAATTAATACTAGCAATACATTATCATTTGATGATTGCTGCGATGCAAATGGAAATATCTATGTAGTATTCACTTATTCTGGTGGATCTCCAGAAACATTTAAATCATTTAAACTGATTGGTTTCTCTGTTAAGTATAGACCAGATATTCTTGGAGCAAAACGATATGCTGAACTAACAGTTCTTGGAAGTAAAGATGAAATTATTGGATTACTTAAAGAATATGACGAAGTTGACGGAGCACTTTATAGAAAAATTTTCTTAAGTACTGATACTTCTAATCCAAGTCTAGATCCAGATGAAGTTCTTGGATATGTTGTAGATTACAGTGAGCATGTAACCCCCCTTATTGGTGTTGCAAAACCATCCAACTTTACATTCAAAGAGAATGGATTTGGTTTCAATCCAGATACTGATACTGTAATCTCCAAAGGAAAACTGTCAGGAGGACAGTCTGCATATAATGCTATTTTTGGATTGGGATATTTTGGTCCCACATTCTACACTAAAATCGTCCTAGACGCTTCTATAGCGACTGGACAATTCTCCAAAGGCAAATATATATTTGGTGTAACTAGTGGTGCTTATGGAGTCATTGAAGGCGCTTCTGGGTCTTCTTTTACTACATCAAACGAGTTACTAATCACAACACTATCTGGTAAGTTTAAACCAGGAGAAGTAATTAGAGAAGAAGCAGATAGTTTAGGTGGAACTAATTCTGCAAGAATTGCAATCAACAATACGATTTCGCACTTTATTGTTAAGTTCAGAAGCACTGGTTATGCTGCTGGATCTGGTATTACCATTAATGGTGTAACATTTGATACATCTAAAGTAGATGTCAACATGAACATTGATGGTAAAGTGTATAACATTCTTATCAAGAATAGAGATGCATTCACTCAAACATATTCACAACCACCTAATGTATTAGTTGAAGTTGGTAGTTCTAATGTAACAGCAACTGCAAAGGTTGAAGCAGTCTTGTTTAGAAATACTGTCACGACATACACACCAGAAGATGTTAAATCTTTTGGTTGTGCTTTTGGTTCTGGTGGAAGTAACAAATTTACTGCCGACCTTGAGACAGCAAAGAGTCCATATGCAAAACTAACTCCTGTTACAGATTTCACATTTACGGGAACAGAAGGACTGAAATTCTTATCATGTAATGGATTCAATGGAGATACAACAGTCTTCCTCAAAGCAGGAGATTATGTACAATTTACTGGTGATGATGGTTTTACAGAAAAGGCAATGGTCCTTTATGCGACCAAACCAGAAGGAACTCTTAAATCCAGAATCTACCTAGACACTGCATTGCCATCTGATGTATCTAATGGTTCTGTTGTTAAAATTGGTGCCATTATTGAAAATGGAAGTAAAGGATCTTTAGTTTATCCAACAGGTGGTAGTCAAGTATCTTCAATCTCACAAGGTACTGATGATTCTAAAATTAGTTTCTTCTACAGAAAAGACTTCATTACAGAATCTTCTGGAAGTGGTGGAAACATTACATTTACTGCACAACTACCATTTGGTACACAAAGATTTGCTGAATTCTCAAAAGAAAATTTTGTAATGACAGTTCTTGATGCAGGAACTGCTACTAAGGTTTCTAAGGGTGATGTCATTTATCTGACAGAAAATGATATTGTTAAGTCTAGCACAACTGATGTTACTAGTGGATTGAATGCTGGTAGCGTACAAGTTTCTTTACCAAACGAATTTTTTGGAACATCTGCCGAACCATTCCCTAAACTTAAGTTAAGTGCAACTTTAGAATTAAGTAAAGCAAGACCTAGAATTAAAACATCTGTCAGAAATAAGAGAATCTTAATTAAATCTGTTGGCGATAGAGTTGTTCCAATAAGAGGAGAAGATTTTGATTCCGAGGATACTTCAGTAGCAACATATTCTGATATCTACAAACTTAAGTATGTTTTTGAAGGAACATCTTCTGCCCCTCCTGTTATCGATACTGCTGGTAATTTAGTTACTGGTATTGATGTAACTGAAAGATTTACATTTGATAATGGTCAGAGAGATACTTATTATGATGTTTCTAGAATTATCTTAAGACCAGGATTTGATGCTCCTGTTGGACAACTAGTGGTTGCCTTCGATTACTTTGAGCATTCACAAGGAGATTTCTGTACAGTTGATAGTTACCTTCATGAGGCAGGTGTAACATTAGATGAAATTCCATCCTTTAATTCTGCCGTTTATGGAATTGTATCTTTAAAGAATGTATTCGACTTTAGACCCAAAGTTGATTCTACATCAATTATCACTGGTTTCCAAGATCAATCATCCAGAGAAGTTATCACTAGAAGTTTTATTGGTAGTGGTGGTGTTGCTTCTGTTATACCTGCTCCAGATAAAAATATTGAATTCACATTTAAGTTTACTCAAACAGAATTCTTGAATAGAATTGATGGTGTTTACTTAAACAAAAAAGGTGAGTTTGTTCTCAAAGAAGGTAATTCTTCACAGAACCCAACCAAACCAGAACTTATTGATGATGCAATCCCACTATATTACTATTATATTCCAGCATTTACCACCAGTAGTAAAGATGTAAGAATTACTCCTGTTGATAACCGTCGTTACACAATGCGTGACATCGGTAAATTAGAGAAGCGTATTGAGCGTCTTGAATACTATACCACACTCAGTATATTAGAGCAGCAAGCTCTAAACATGCAGATTAAAGATTCCATTGGTTTAGACAGATTCAAGACTGGTTTTGTTGTAGACAATTTTGAAACTCATCGTATCGGTCAGATTTCTTCTGATGACTATAAGTGTTCTATTGACACCCAACAGTCTGTAATGAGAGCACCCAATAAGGAAGATTCTTTTGGGTTAGAAGAAATTAATAACACAGATGATCAAAGATTTGTTGATGGTTATGTGAGAACTGGTGATATTGTAACACTACCATATTCAGAACTAAAAGTTCTTGGAAATAGTTTTGCAACTAAGACAATCAATCCTAATCCATTTGTAGCTCTACAATATGTTGGTGATGGATCACTATCTCCTGAAATTGATTCATGGTATGACCAGACTGTAGAACCACTTATTGTTGATAACAACACTGGTTTGTATTCAATCTTTATTGCTAAAGATGACACGACAGAGACATTCTCTAGTATTTTTAATTCTTTTGCAATTAACTGGGTTGGTACATCTGGTACATTTGGAAGCATTACTTCACTTGGAACTACAAACACAGAACAATCTGGAGCACAAGTTACTGTAGCAGCAACTGCTAGCAGTTCTAATGTAAGTCCTGATAATAATGAAATTGGCAAAGGACTCACTAGTGACTCTGATGAGAAAAGTTCTGTTGCAACTTCACTGAAATTTTATGCAAGATCAACACCAGTCAAGTTTATTGTTAATAGACTGAAACCATTCACTAGAGTGTATCCTTTCTTAGATGGTATTGATATTTCTAGATGGGTCAATGCAGACTCTAGATATAGTGGAATTGCTGGCAACTCTTTAATTGGTTTCAATTCTCCTATTACAACTGATGAAAATGGAAATGCTAGTGGTTTAATATTAATTCCTGCTGGTTATCCACCAACAGAAAATGCAGCATGGACAAATGATGTGAAGACGGTTGCGTATGACTTTACAAAACCAATTGTAAGAGTTCCAACTGGTATTAAGACAATTAGATTTACATCAAGTTCATCGAATGCTGCTAAAGATACAGTAGATACATATACAGATTTTAAATTCTATGCTACTGGAAAACTACCACAAAATCCATCGAGCATCACATCCACATCACCTGCATTCTTTAAGGCAAATGAAGGTGTGCAAAAAATTGATAGTGTTACTGATGTAGAATTCAAACCAAATCCTCTTGCACAAACATTTAGTATTGATTCATTTGATGGTGGATTATTTGTAACCAGTGTTGATTTATATTTCAATGCGAAGAGTGATAATATTCCAATTAGAGCATACATCACAAATACAGAAGCAGAAAAACCTGCCAAGCATATTCTTCCAGGTGCTGCAGCAACTATCAACCCAGAAACAAAAATTCGTGTATTTGCAAACGGAACTACAACACTTACTATTGGAGAATCTATTGTAGGTGCAACATCTGCATGTAGTGGACCTTTACTGAAAGTATTAGATTCTACTAATATTGAGGTATCTTCTTCTGCAAATGGCAAAGTGATTCTGTCTAACGATCAGGTTTACACATTAGTTTTATCTAATCATAATGGTAGAGAATTTAGACAAAATGAAACATTGATTATTGAATCGGTAACTCTGTTTAATAACACATCCAATACACAACTTTCTTTAACTGTTGCTAAAGATTCAGGAACTGTTTCTAGTTTAAATGTTACTAGTACTGGTGGTGGTTATGAATCCGCCTTCTTAACATTCGAGAGTCCTCAACTTTCTGGAGGAAGTCAAGCAAGTGGATCTGTTAAGATCTCTGGAGGTAGAATTTATAATGCTGATGTAGCACTAGGAGGTTCTGGATATACTGCTCCTCCTGCAATTGTTGTTAAGGGAGTTGGACAAGCAGCATCAGGTGCTGTAATTACTGCAAATATTACAATTGATAATCCTGCAGTTAAGATGGGTATTGCTGTTGATACTGGTGAAGTAACTAATTCAACAACTCCAACTAAATTTAAATTTAAGAATCCAGTATATCTACAAAATGATGTAAGTTATGCATTAGTTGTTGAGACAGATTCCACTGAGTATAAACTCTGGGCATCAAGACTTGGTGAAACCGAAATCGTTACCAGTTCTCCTGTTACAACTCAACCGCTTTTGGGTTCTGTCTATAAAGCACAGAACACTGATAACTGGACAGAAGATCTATTTGAAGATCTTAAGTTCAATTTATATCGTGCAGAATTTGATACTACTAAATTTGCAAGTCTAAAAGTATCAAATAAATCATTAGCATTAGAAAAACTTCAATTAAATCCAATAGAAACAAGTGGAGTTTCTGATCAAAATGCAACAGCGGAACTATTCAAACTCAACAATAAGTATGTAAAAATTTACCACAAAAACCATGGTTTTGAAGATAGTGGAAAGTCTTATGTTTTCTTCAGTGGAGCAGACGGTGTTGGAGGAGTTTCTAATACTCAATTAAATACAACACTATTCCAAATTAAAAACTCTGGTGTTGATACTTATAATATTATAAATGAAACAACAGCTGCTTCTAGCACCAAAGGTGGTGGTAGTTTAGTTCTTGCTTCACACAATAGAAAGTTTGAAAGATTATACCCAAGAGTAAATTATCTATCATTCAGTAAAACTACTATTGAGTCTACAGTAAAAACAACAAATATTATTCCTGTTGATTCTAACACCAATGTATATACATCGTATTCACAAACTGGTTATGAAAAAACTTTCCTGAATGAAATTCAGTATTTTACAAATCAAAAAATTATTGCATCTGGTATCAACCAAGTAATGAATAATTTAAATAATTCTCTAGAATATAAGATTGATTTTAAATCTGATGTTTCTTACTTATCACCTGCATTTGACCTTTCTTCTGCTTCTGTAATTACTTCTTCAAATAGAATTGAAAAAGGTGATGGAGATGAAGCAAGATACGGAAGAAGGGACCAGGTACTTAAACTTAAAGAAGTTTATGAATTTTCAACAGGATCTTTAGTGGGAGGTAGTATTGATATTGGTGATTCTATCGAGGGATCTAACTCTAAAGCAAAAGGTATCGTTGTTAATACAAAAACTGTAAGCGGTAGTCCAGTTATTACTGCTAGAATTTCTACTGTAAATCCTTTTGTTAAAGGAGATACATTAGCAATTTCTGGAGAATCAATTACTCCATCAATTATTACAGATCCAATTAAAATCCAATTTGGCGGAACTGCTGGTCCAAAAATTATTGCTAATGGTGCATCCATCAAAGCTAGAAATGTTGGTTTAACTAGTACATTTGATGCCAAGATTGAAGGTAAAGTTACATTCTTTGATATTAAAAATCAAATTATTACAGTTAAGAATGATAAGAAACCTTTTGGTTCAACAACATTTACTCAAAATATTTCAGAAGCATCACTTACAGAACCACAGGTTGCAAGATCTGGTTCTGGTGTAGAGGACATTTTCCGTGTTGGAGACATCATTCAATACACAGGACAAGATGAGGATGAAAAACCATATTGGGAAGTTAAAGAATTAACTTATACGGATGGTATTGATTATTCACCAGAAAATAATTTCTCGAATAGTTCTTCTATTGCAAAATATGTAACGAAAGAAATTTCTATTGGTAATCCTGGAACATCTATTAATGTTAAATTGACAGCAAACATTAAAGATGTAGATGATATTCAAGTTTTATTCAGATATAAAGAATCTTCTAGTCAAGAATCTTTCGATATTATTGAATATCAATTCTTTAATGAAAATGGATCTCCAGACTTCCCCTCAATTGCAACATCTACAAATACTATATCCAGTGTTGTTGAGAAGCAAGAATCTTATCAAGAATTAGAATATAGTATAGCAGATTTACCAGAATTTTCTTCTTTTGGAATTAAAATTGTTATGAAATCTGACAACCCCTCATATGTTCCAAAAATTCAAGATATGAGAGCTGTTGCTTCTTATTAATTTCCGCGTATGAGTTATATTAAAGTTAAGGGACATGACGGTCTTGTAAGAGACGAAAACACAGGTGCCATCATTATTAATGACAATTCTGCCATTGAAGGTAGAAGAAAATCAAAACAGTTGAGTTCCGCGTTAGACGACATAAATACATTGAAGGATGAAGTATCTGAAATTAAGTCCCTTCTGCACGAGTTAATAAAAAATGCCAGCAATTCAAGTAGCTAGAACCGATACCTTTGAACAACAAAGGTTAAAAATTAATGAACTTGGTTCAAATTTGTTCAATGTTACTTCTGGTGGAAGTGATCTTGCCACAGGTAATTTAAAAATGGGTGACGGATCTATCAATGCTCCTTCACTAGCATTTGATAATGACCAAACTTTAGGTCTCTACAGACCTCAAACTGGTGTCATTGCTTATGTTTCACAATCAAAACTACTATACGAGTTATCTGATAGTGGATTTTTAAGTTTTAGAAATTTTGTTTTCCGAAAAACGGAAATTAATGATAGTGGTATTGCTATCGCAACTACAGGGCAAAACTATGACCCTGGAACATACAACGAAATTTCTGTTATTGGTGGTACAGGAACTAGCGCAACTTTAAATATTACAGTTGGAGATTTTACAGGAACAGAAGTTTCTGGTACAAACTACACACCAGGAACATATTTCAGTCTTCCTATTGTTGGAGGAAACACTGCTACTAGAAGTTTTGTTGATTTCACAGTAGATAATATTGTAGTTAATATTGTTGGTGGATCTGGTTATACAGATGGAACATATAATGGAGTTGCGGTAACAAATGTTTCTTCAAGTGGATCTAGTGCAACTGCTGACATTATTGTTAGTGGTGGTATTGCATATTCAGGAACCATTTCAGGTGGTTCTGGATACACAGATGGAAATTACACACAAGGATTAAGAAACCAAGCAACACAAACATTCATAGTCACTGTTAGTGGCGGACCTGGATCATATGCATTTGTTATTGATAGTGTAACACAACCAGCACTTGCCCTTGAAGCAGCAAATACTTATAGATTTGATGTATCAGATGCTTCAAACTCTGGTCACAATTTATTCTTACAAGGTGCTGGTCAAGTTGGAACTCCTCCTGCAGGATTAACTTTAACTAATGTAGGTACTTCTGGTACACAAGGAGCATATGTTGATGTAATTGTAGAGAATGGTTATTCATTAACTTCTGCATCGTACAACTGCCTTGCTCACACTGGTGCTCAGATGGGTGCTGATATCACTTTCACTACAGGAACTCCTGGGGTGTATGGAAGTGGTGCAGTAGCAGATATTGTAATTAGTGGTGGAGCACTAACAGCACTTACTTTTGTTTCTCAGGGAACTGATTATAAAGCAACTGATGTTTTAGAAATTCCACCATTCACAGTTGGTGCTGGAACTGGTGCTGAATATCTAATTAATGGAGTTACACCAAATGGTTCAATTACTAGTGTAACATTTACTGACTCTGGTCAAGATTATTTACTTAATGACACACTGTCAGTTAACGCCGCAGATGTTGGTGGTACAGGTGCTGGAGCAGAATTTACAATTACAACTAATCCTGGAAAGGTAAGTAATTTTGTATTTACAGCAGCTGCCACTGATTACCTAGCAAATGATGTTCTTACACTGGCAACAGAGCAAACTGGTGTTGCTGCTACTCTTGTAGGAGAAGACAGTGGTAATACAGTACCAGAACTTAGTTTCACTATTGCAGATGTATCAAACATTATTCCTGGTTCTGTAATAACAGTTACTTCTGGATCTGGAGCACTTGGTGTAGGAACTACATTAGTACAAGGTATTGATTACGATACTAATGTAGTAACTATCGATAATAATCCAGCAACATCTGGAGCAGTAGTATTAACATTCACACCTCCATATGGCAATCCGTCTACGCCATTTACATACACAGTTGATAGTGTTGGACCTATTGACTCAGTAACCATTAGTAATGGAGGTGTTGGTTATTTTAATGGAGATATTTTAAGTGTATCGGGTACAGATTTAGTTCAACCAATTGTGTATCCAGTTACTGCGATTGGATTACAAGAGTTAACATTTGCCAGTAATTCAGTTACTACAGGAACATTTACAACTTCACAAACCATCAAATTAAGAGATGGTACTCCAACAGCGACTACTACTAGTAGTTCAACTCAATTAACTGCTAACTCTGTTGGACCATTAGCAGCAACATTAACCACTACTGTATCACAGATTACACTTTCTAGTACTGCTGGTATTTCTGCTGGGTATATTGTAACTGCTACAGGAACTGGGCAGTTAGGAGCAAATATAACTGTATCTAGTGTTGATAGTGGCACACAATTAACTATATCTTCAAACCCAATTGCATCAGGTGCTGCAGATCTTACATTTACAGAAGATCTAACTCAAACATACACTGGTCTAGCAACCATAACCAACAGTGGAAGTGGTAATTCAGAAACGGTAACAGTCAGCAGAGATGCTCTTGGTAATGTTTCCAATGCCTTCCCAGATCAAGTTGGATTCTTTTATGCAATTGGAGAAACTCTAACTATTGCTGGAAACTTAGTTGGTGGTGCAACACCAGCAGATGACATTACATTAACAATTGATAGTGTTACAGATATTACAGCAACTCAAGTTAGAGAAGTCAATGAGAGTGCTGGATTTATTACTTCTATTGTTGTTGATGAAGGAAATTATTTTGATAATGGCATATTTGTTATTTCAGGATCTACATCTCCACAATATACTTCATTAACTGCTTCTGCTACGGGTGGAAGATTTGGTTATTTGATTGATGTCGGTGCTGGTCAAGTATTTAACCCAGACATATCACTTTTTGTTGGCAACACTTACAAGTTTGATGTATCAGATGCTTCCATGTCTGGACATAGTTTCAGATTCTCGGAATTTCCAGGTGGTATTCATGGAAATGGATTTATTGACAATGTATCATCTACACTAGTTGCAGGTAGTACATCAGTAACGGTTTCAGATAGTACTGGTATTGTACCAGGAATGCTAGTTACATTAGATAGTGGTAGTGCTACATTACAAGCAGACACCAAAGTTGCTTCTGTCGTTGACGCTACAACAATTACATTTGACAAAGCACCAACAATTGGTGGTTCTGTTGTTATTGACTTTAGAGGATATGCTTTTGAAGAAGGTGTATCAGAAAGTCCTGGAGAAATATCAATAAAGATTCTTTCTACAACACCAACATTATATTATTATTCTAATAATTCAGATCCTGCATATGCAAGTGCTAGTGGTTCTCCTGGAAACGAAGCTTCAATAGCAATAGATCCAAATAATCCAAAAACATTTGGATCTGGATTTGCACTTGATGTTATTGCTGTAGGTTCTATTGACATCATTAAAGCAGATATTACAAATGGACAATTAACTACCAATAGTGTTAATGCAGTTACTGGTCAATATACTGATATTACTGCTAGCAGTAATGTAAATGCCTCAGTAGTTAACACAACTAATGTAAATGCAACTGTGTTTGGAACTGGTACTGGTCTTACTATTTCTGGTGGTGCTATTGCAATTAATGGTCCTGATATTAATATTGGATCTTCAATGAGTGTTGAAAATAGCACTGGAAATATCACAACTTCTGGTGTTATTAAATCTACACAGGAATTTAATTCCAACACAAAATTAACAATTGTAGATGCAACAATTGCCACTTTAGGAAGTGAAGATCTTTTACTGCAACCTGCTGCAAACCGTGTTGCTAAAACTTTAGGTGATACTGCTTTTGTAATTCCCTCTGGAAATACTGCTACAAGACCTGCATCACCAATCGCACAAGACGGTGCAATTAGATTTAACACACAAACAAATCAATATGAAGGATATAGTGCATCATCTTCTTCGTGGTCTTCCCTAGGTGGGGTTCGTGACTTAGATGGCAACACATATATCCTAGCAGAAGCATCTATTGGTGCAAATGATAACACATTATATTTTTACAATGATGGTGTTAATACAGCAAAAGTAACTCCATCATACTTAGACTTTTTTAGTGTTAAGAAAATTCGTTCTAGTAATACACTTGCTCCTCTTTATGTTGAGTGGTCTGCCAATACTGTTGTAGCAGAAGGAGATTATTTAAAGCATAAGCAAAATGTTTATGAAGTTGCGGTTGGTGGTGCGGGTACTACAGCATCCACTGGAAATCAACCAACACATACTACAGGAACATCAGCAAATGGTACTACTCAGTTAACTTGGGTTGCTTCATCTATTGATTCATTAACTTTTGAAGAGATTACAGAAGTTAAAATTGGACCTACTGATAGTACATCATTAGTAGTCAATCAAAAGTTAAGGTTCTCTGAGAATACAATTTCGACAGATACCGATGATCTAATTCTACAACCAAATTCTGGTCAGAAAACAGTAATTAGTTCTACTAGTTCACTTGTACTACCTGTTGGTGATGTTAACCAGAAAGGAGCAGCAGTTCAAGGTTCTGTTCGATTTAATACTACTGATAGTCAGTTTGAAGGTTATGACGGAGCACAATGGGGTTCCCTTGGAGGAGTAAAAGACTCTGACCAAGATACTTTAATCAAAGCAGAAACTGCTCCTGGTTCAGATGAGGATACATTATTCTTCTTCAATGCAAATACAGAAACAGTAAGATTGTCAGTCAATGGACTTGAGTTTACGGGCATCGATACAATTAATGTTTCTGCTGCAGGTGTTCCTGGGGCAGAGACTTTAGCAATTAATGCTGATACCATCACTCTAGATAATAATGCGACTACAATTGATAATACAGATTCCAATGTATCTTTTATCTTTACATCAAAGCAATTTTTAGATCTTGGTGTTTCTTCTGGTCTCAACAACGATCCTGTTATTAGACTAGATGATCAAGGAGATGTATTCTTGAATACTGGGTTTGGAACGGGTGTTTATAATGGAGTTAAAATTTTTGATGGAGACCTGAAAGAATTTGAACTTTCTGATTATAAAATTGTTACTGGTGATATTACCTTTACAAAAGGTACAGTAGATCAAGGAGCAATTATTCTTTATGATCCATCTATTGCTATTGGATGCAAAGTAACTGTTGCAGCATTAAATACTACAACAGGTGATAAAGAACTTGTTGAGTATACTGTTATTGATAATGGGACTGATATTTCGTTTACTGATTTTGGTAATGTCAAAACTGGAGCAGAACAATTCTCCTCCACATTTGATTTTAACGCCTCAAATAATATCAGATTAAACTTGACTGCAGATAGTGGATTAACTACTGGAGATAATATTATTATCAGCACAACCGTAAACATCTATAAGAGATAAAAATGGCATCAGTTAATAAAAATTTTGATTCTGTTGGTGGATTTTCGGTATCAGATAAAACTCTGATTAACGAACTGTATGATGTAAAGAATGCTAATTCTTTAGAAATTAAAAATAGTTTCTATGGAGATAGTAAAACATCCAATTATATTCTAAGAGGTCTCAACACCACCATTTTAGAATTGGATAATGTAGGAACTCAAATTCCAATAGAAGATAGTACAGTAAGTTTTATTACTGGACACATTCTTGCGGTTAATCCCGCAGGATCTGTGTATAGTGCAAAAATAGAAAGCGCATTATATTGCAATGGTGTTGGAGCAACTACAGTGTTGTCCTCCATGCTTACTATTATTAAAGATGATATTCCAACAGGAGAAACCTGGGATATCGCACCTTTTGGTGGCACAAATCAGTTCAGTTATACTACTACTAGAGCAGGTACTGTAGAGAATATTAAATGGGCAGCATCCACTCAAGTTGTTAGTATTGAATGGGCTTGATGCTAAATAATAATTAGGAAAAAAGACAAACGGATACGACAGCACCATGAGTTTTCATATTAATTCCGACAAAGAGAAAATTAGGGGCGTAAACCCTAAACTCATCGGTGATAATGAACTAACAATTAGAGGTGGAACAGGTTCTAACGAAAGAGAAATTCTTAGAACCGAACTTGATGCGAATACGCAATTACCGCGTGTAGGTATCAATAGAACGGGACAAAAAATTGATAAAATTACCGTAGATGTTGGGGGAACTGGATATACATCTACTCCAACTGTTACTATCGATGCACCACCAGCTGGTGGAGAACAGGCAACTGCTTCTGCTTTTATCTTTAACGGAAGAGTTACTACTATTGCTGTCAACAATCCTGGTAGTGGATATGCAGTTGCTCCTGGAATCACCATTAGTGATGGTGGCGGTCAAGGATCTACCGCATCTTCTACTCTTGATACTGTAGAGTTTGAACTTGATATTAATGGTGCTATTAGAACTTCTACTTCTATCATTTCAGATACGGCGAGAATTCTAAACCTGGATATTGAAAACTTCATTACTCCAGATCCCAACTTTAGGGCACCAAACCTAAAGACTTTCATGAACAACACAGGAACCCCATGGTCTCCTAATGTCATTGTTCAAAAAGACCTTTATAGATGGTTCGGTAATAATGTATACCAAGCAACCAATTCGGGACAAACTGGTCCTAATGGTCCAGAGCATCTGGATGGTATTGAAATAAACGGGGAAGTTAATTTCAAACATATTGGTTTTAGAGTTGTTGACTCTAATAACTTTAAGTATGAAGAAACTGGTGAATCTGGTATCTTTCCTCGTTCTATTACTCCTTTACTTGGTGATAGATCAGACAAGATTGCTACTACTGAATATGTTCTAAACCTAGCAACAAATGATGTTGGTGGTAGAATCTATGTGTCTTCTCAAATTGGTTCTGATTTGAACGATGGTCGTTCTGCAGTTAGTCCAGTTAGAACAATTAAGAAAGCGGCACAGCTTGCATGGGCAACACCTGGTGTTAAAGAAACACTTATTGTTTCTGGTGGTGATTATGTAGAAGATAATCCTATCTCTCTACCACCTGATGCATCTGTTGTTGGTGATAACTTGCGTCTGGTAATCATCAGACCTGCTAATCCCAAAAAGCATATTTTCAAATTTGGCGACAAGAACTATGTTACTGGTGTAACATATAGAGACCAAATTGACTCTATTGGTGATTCTGTCGCAACTTGGGATTTTGCGATGGTCTTTGATGACAAGCAAAGAATTTATATTGATAATGAAGTTAACGGAGATTTTGGTGTTGACTTCCCGATTGGTCATCAAATTTTTGGTCCAGAAGAATTCAATGTTACTTTTAGCAATAACACTGGTCTAACAGATCTTACTGCTGGAAGACTATTAAAAGGTGGTAACACTGGTGCAAGAGCTAGAGTTACCTCCGTATCTTTCAATAGCACTACTGGAAATGATGCATTTAAAAATGGTAATGCTGATATTAAATTGCTAAGTGGTTCTTTTTTACAAGGTGAGGAATTTGAATATAATATTTCTGCTACCCCATCAGGAACTACGTATCCTTCTTTAACTTCAGCAACTGAAACAGATGGACAGAATTCTTTACTGTTTACTAGCAATCCAATTAATGAAATCTCCCCTGGTTTCTTTGTAAGATTAACTGCTTCTTCTGGTACTGCTAGTGGTCAAGTTATTTCTGGTGATTACGAAGTTGTTAGTGTTGGTACATCATCTCCATATAAAGTAACTTTTGCACCTATTTTAGCAACTAATGGATGGTCATCAACTGGAGAATCTATAGCAATCACTTCAGGTGAAGAGATTACAGTTGTCACAAAAGAATTTGACTCAGTTGCAATTAAGTCAATTAGAGCAGAAGGAGAAGTTGTATCGGTTGACGAAGATACTACATCTACATTACCTATTTCTAGAATTGATTTTTCTTTACAAGGAGATCCTAGTATTGCTACTGGTGGTTTCCAATTTGGTCAGTTTGGAAATGCAGAAGATCTTGGTGGTCTCGTTTTCTACACAAACGCATTAGTTGGTAGAGACAATACACATGACTTCAAAGAAGGTCAAGAAATTTTAATTGAGGGTCTTCCAACTTCAGGTCCAGATTTATCTTACTTAAATGGCAAACAAAGAATTTACAAAGTTCTGGAAGATGCTGATGGTCGTTCTAGAAGATTTGTTATTCCGAAAAAAGTACCTGGCACAAATGATGCAAACTTCCAACCAGGATCTACTGCTGTAGTTAAGTCTTTCTCAAAATCAGTAACACTTTCTCTACTAAACTCACCAAATACATTCCCAGTTGCAACTCCTGTAGATAGAAGATTTCAGGATGCTTGTACTTTCCTTCGTAATAACAGAGAGTTTATTGCTGATGAAGTTGTTGGTAAAATTAATGATCAATTTAAGACAGATCATTATTCAGTATTCAACATTGGTGGTACACCAACAGCACAATTTACTCCAACTGATGTAACTTATAATCCTGCAACTGGTGATACTGTATTCACAGTAAACAATCATGGTCTTAGTGAAGGCGATGGTATCAGGATTACAGATGAATCTATCGTATTTACATGTACGATGGATGGCAATAAAACTGAACATGCATTACCTGATACAGATCAGTATGCTAGTGGTAAGTCCTTACCAATTACATCAAAGACTGCAAATACATTCACCGTTAATGTAGGTGCATCTGGTCCTGATGTAGAGTTCACTCCATCTGGTGCTACTTACGATCCTGCTACTGGAGCATTAGAACTAACTATTGGTTCTCATACACTAGATGTTGGCGAAGGAATTACGATTGATGATAATTCATTGAGCTTTACTTGTTCAATGGACAGTAACCAAACTGTTAAGACATATCCTCGTCCAGGCATCGATCCATTTGCAGGTAGGTCTATGCCTATTACTGCAATTAGTGCAAATACAATCACAATCAATGCAGGTATCTCTGGTCCCAATAAGCAGTTTACTCCAACTGATGCCGCATATGATGCTGCAACTGGCGACATGGTTCTTACAGTTGGACAACATGGTCTTGGAGTTGCACGAAATGTAACTCTTCTTGATAGTTCCTTAACTTTCACATGCACCAAGGATGGAAACGCATCTCAGCATTCTTACCCCCGTCCTGGGGTTGACCCATATAATGGTCAACAATCTATTGCTATCACCGCTGTTGGTTCAACACAACATACAGCAAGTGATGCCCCATATGATGCATCAACTGGTGTTGTAACTCTTACTGTTGCAAGCCACGGGTTTGCAAATGGGGATTATGTCAAGATTGCCGATGATTCATTAACATACACTTGTGATCTAGATGGTAATGTTGCTCAAAAATCATATCCCCGTGCTGGATACGATTACCCATCAGGTCGCTGGTTGGAAATTAGTGGTGTAACTACAAATACTTTTGATATTAATGTAGGATCTTCTTCTTATACAGGTACTCACACATTTGTGAGTGCTGCAACAAATGGTATCGATCGTCAAGACGGAACATTTACAATCAATGTTGGTGCATCTCCTGTTGGTGAGCAATATGCACACACATTCGTAAGTGCATCTGCAAATGCAGTTCAACATTCTCCACAATCACCACATAACTTTACTGGTGCAACTGCAAACGCGGTTAAGCATTTGCCACAATCTGTACACACATTTGTAAGATCAGCAACAAATGCTCTATCTGTTGGTGGATCTAGTTTCGATATTTTCTTAGGACCATTAGATCATGTAAACACATATGTTAGTGGTGGTACAGTATCATTTAATGGCAGTACTGTTAATGTATCGAACTTTTTGTATGATACTGCAGTAACTGGCGTTGGAACTATAACAACTGCAACTCCTCTTGCTGGTCTTGCAGAAGATGATACTGTGAAACTAGCAGATCTGTTGATCTCTTGTGCTGCTGGTGAAAAACTATATCCTTCATATAGTTCTCCAACTTCAGGAAATAACACAGGAACTGATGGCGATGATCAATGCCGTCAAGATATCATTCACTTTGTCAATGCTGTTATTAGAGATTTAGAATTTGGAACAAACTATAATGTAATTGATGCTGCTTCAAAATATATTATTGATGGTAAGATTGCATTTGTAGAAGATGAAATTGCTGAGAATATTCGCGCAATTGAATATGCTAGAGAAATTTGTACCTATGCTATTAGAAATTGGAGAACAGGATTAGGAACTGTTGGAGAACCAATTTATTCACCACAGTATTCTGCTTTAACAAGGTACTTTGATGATACAGTAATTACAACTACTGCAGGAAGTCCTGCTTGTGCAAATGTTGTTGCTGCATTAGATACTCTTTCATTCCTATGGGTTGATATTATTTCAAACAATGCATCTGGAACATATCTTGATGCAGCATATCTAATTGCAAGAAACAAAGATCTTATTGCAGACCAAGCATACCTTGATACAAAACAACAATATCCATCACTAAATCTTTCTGATATTCATGAAAGAAAATGTCGTAGAGATATCAAAATTGTTCTTCGTGGTTTAATTAGAGACTTAGTACTTGGTGGAAACCATGGTATTGTATCTACTGCAGAATCATATTTCAGTGGAGTCACTTTAACTGGAATTCCAGAAGCTCAAAGAGCTGAAACTCGTTATGCATTTACTCGCGTAAAAGAGTACGCAATGGATGCAATGCGTAACTGGACTGATGGAACAGCGTTTGGTGTTACTCCATCTGGAGCAACTTATAATAGCACTAGTGGTCAAGTAACTGTAACCTTCACTGATCCTTCTGTAGCATTAACAACCAGTGATCGTATTGCTTTCTCTGAAGAAGCAATTACATTCAGTTGCAATAGTGGCAACCACCCAAGTCCAGAAAGATTTGATTCTAACTTCGGAAAAAGTTATCAAATTCTCAGTGTAAGTTCTAATGGTGGTAATACTACCGCAACTGTTAATGTTGGTAATGCAGGATCTGCTTCTGGTGATGCACATACATTTGTAAGTGCCAAAGCAAATGGAACTATTTTAATCTATGATCCTGTAGCACTCACATCTCCAATTCCTAAGTTTGAAGATTGGAATATTCTTCTATACACACCAACTCCACTGTGTGCTAATGTTGCATCTTCTATTACTACAGCGTTAGATTTATTTGATGATATCCTTGCTGGTAGTGTTCTTCCTGGTGCTACATCACAAACATTTGGAATACTATATGACAGCATTAATATCAGAGAAGAAGCAGATAGCATACTTACTGATTTTAATAATGTTAAGGTAACTATTCGTGCTGACTACGATGACTATCCTATTATTGAAGCATCGCCATATACTCAGAATGCATCTGTTATCTCCTTCTTAGGTGGTGGCGGTGCTGAAATTGATGGTAATAAAGTTAAGCAACCTAACTGTCCCTTCCCTGGTCTTGAGTTGGACGGAACAGCATCGTTCCCTAATCAGGGTAAGTCGATGGTTGCTGCGGCATTCACGATTGTCTCCTTTGGTGGTACAGGATATAAAGTTATCAATGATGGTTATGTTCAGTTAGTTTCTGTCTTCGTTATCTTCTGTCAAGATGGTATTCTTTGTGAGACTGGAGGATATGCATCAGTTACAAACTCCGCTACCAACTTTGGTACATTTGCTTTAAGGGGAACAGGTTTCCGTGAAGAAGCGTATATATTTGACTCTGGTACTGGTGATCCAAATGCAGGAACTTATACAAGAGCAACAGTATCTCAGGTAACTTCCACTCCAACAGGAAGAACAAAACTAAGAATTACTAATTTAGGTAGAGAACCACTAGAGCACTATATTATTAAGTTTGATGATTTTACAAATACGAATACCGACATTGAATATTTTATTGATGTTGTAGAAGAAGTTACAGTCGGTCCTCCTTTCAGTGCTCTACTAACACTAGATGATGGTTCTGGTGGAGCAATGGATATGACTGACAAGTCTACTGGTCAGGCAGTTGCAACCAGTGTTCTTTTAGGAGAAGAGATTGCACTACACAGACCATCTATTGTTAACTCTTCTTCTCATACCTGGGAATTTGCTGGTTCGGGAAATGATTACAATGCCCTTCCAGAAAATGGTGGGGTTAAAATTGAAGCAAATGAACAGGTTTCTGAACAGTATGGTCGTGTATATGTTTCTGGTACTGATGAACTAGGCGACTTTAAAGTTGGTACATTCGCAAGAATTGAAAACAGAACTGGTAACATCACCTTCACGGGTACGGTTACCATCTCTGAAGTTGAATTCTTGAAACTAAAAGGTGGTGATGTTGTTGTTACTGGTTTCGATGCATCCAATACACTTGGTGGTGCTAACTCAACCAACTCTAAGTTACCTACTCAAAAGGCAGTTAGAGATTACATTACTAACAACCTCGGTCCATATATTAACAAACCATTCTCAACCAACGCTGTTCCTAGAAACTTAGTTGAACTTACTGACTCTGGTAAAATTTCAATTGACCAAATTCCTGCTTTAAGTCCATTCAGTGTATTCACTGTTGCAGACCAGGCAGAAAGAACTTCTATTGAAGGAGCACTTGCTGGTGATATTGCAATTCAACAAGATACATCACAATCATTTATTCTTAATAACGATGTAGATAGTCTATTCCTCGGATTTTCTATAGATTCAAACTTATCATTTACTATTGGTGATGTATTTACTGGTAGTTTGTCTAATGGTATTATCCAAGCAACAGAATATAGAGAAGGTGTTCTCTTCCAAATCAATATATCGGATGGTGGTTCTGGATACACAAGTGCTCCAACAGTTTCAATTAGTGGTGGCAACCCTCAAGCTGGTGCTGTTCAAGCAGCTGCTACATGTACCATTGCTAATGGTCAAGTTGTTACAGTAACAATTCTTGCATTTAATGGTTATCTTGGTGGTTTTGGATATACAACTCAACCAACTATTACATTCTCCGCTGCTCCTGGTGGTGGCACTACAGCACAGGCGAATGCTTTAATTGAGAGTAGATTGTATGGAGATATTGTCAACAATATTAAAATTACAGACACTGATACTTTTGATGATAGTATTCCTTCACCAAATACAAATACAGTTAATATTCAGAGAGTTGTTAATACATCCTCATTTGATAATAATAACTGGGTATCTCTATCGTCTAACCAAATTGCTGCATCTGATATCACATCTGGTGTTATTGAGACGGATAGACTTGCCGCAGGTGGATCTGCAAACTCCTTCTCATTCTTAAGAGGTGATTCTAACTTTGCATTAGCAGTTCAATCACTTAAAGGTGCCGAAACAAGATACTTCGCTAAACTAAACAGTCAAGTATCTCAAGGTGCTAGTTCTTTCATCTTTGCAACTAATTCGGATGCATTAGTTGGACATGAGGTTGTTGCTAGTGTAGCTGGTATTCAAGCAAATACAAATATCACTGGCGTACTTACAGTTGGCGGTTTAACTACAGTTTCAATTAATAACCCAATAACTCAAGCAATTCCTAACGGAAGTATTATTGAATTTGAGCGTGGTACTTCTCCATTATCGTTTGAATCTACTTTTACTCAAGGTAATTTCATCGATGAAGTTATTATTGTAAATGCTGGAACTGGATTTACTAATGGTCAGTATTTTGATGTTTCATTACTAGGTGGATCAGGAACTGGATTAAAAGCAAACTTCAATGTTGTTGGAAATGAAATTATTGAAATCACTGTTACTGATGGTGGTTCTGGATACAATAATGACTTTACAGTTTCTACTGCTCCAGTAGAACTTGGTACTGGATCCAATTTGGTACTAGAAGCAAAAATCTCAACAGTCAATAGACAGTATGCTAATGTTGCTTTAGATATTCAGCGTGTAAGTGAACTTACTATTTCTGCTGATTTGTATGGAACAGTTGGTGTTGCTAGATTTAAGAAATCTCAATTCAATATCGGTGAAGTTGGTAATGGTTCTGTAGAAATTAAAACTGGTCCAGATAGCGGACTTGACTCTGACTTACTAGATGGTCAGCAAGGTTCTTACTATACTAGTGCTACCAACTTATTCAGTGGAACTGTTCCTTCAGATAGATTAGCAGGTTCATATAACATTAGTATTTCAGGTTCTTCTACTAACACTATTAGACTTGCTTCTGGTACTAATAACCCAACATCAAATCCATCACCAGATACTTTTGTTACTGGTGTAGTTTCAAACACACTATTCAATACTGCAGTTGGATTAAATGATGGTGGAACTAAGAGTATGGTTCTTTCCTTAAGACCCGCAGGAAGTGGATTCACATTTGATGGTGGTGTTAAGCAATTAGCATTTACCGACAATGACAATATGTGGTTGCGTGGTTCTGGTAGTGGTGTTGTAACATTTGGATCCTGGGCAAAAATTTGGACATCTTTAAATGATGGTGTTGGTTCTGGATTAGATGCTGACAGATTTGATAACAAGCAAGGAGTTTGGTATCAAAATGCTCTTAATATTAATTACGGAACTTTATCTGCTTCAAGACTTCCTGGATACATTGAACAAACATCTATCAGAGATAGTATCAAACTTAAGTCTTTCAATGGTGATCCCAAGTATAAAGTATATGTTTCTGGTCTAGTTTTAGATACATCATCAACAGGAACTTTTGCTCCTGGCAATTCAGTTAAATTGTATGATGTAAATGATCAAGCAGTTGCTGACTTTACAATTGATAATGAGATTACTAATAACGATCTTACTGATAACTTTAATGATTATACAATTCTAATTGGTAGACTTACTTCTGGTAACTTTGCTACAGCAATCAGAATTGGTACTGCAACCATTAATGTTGCATTCCATGATTTTACGATTGAAGATAGCAACACAATTGAAGTTGCAAAATTAGAGAGTAATGGTGCTAACGCAGAGTTGTGTCTTGGAAGAAGTGATGGGTTCTCATCAACTCCTTCCATATTCTTTAAGTCATCTACATTAGCTGCTGCTAACTATAATGCTTCTATTGTTGCCAGTGGTGGTAACGCAACAGATGGTTCTGGTACATTAGATATTACAGTAGCTAACTCTGATGCTGTTAACATTAATGGCAATAAAATTTGGAACGCTGGTAATATCACATTCCAGTCTACAAATGTTGTAAGCACTGCTGTTCTCCGTGACGCTTCTGGTAATTTCTCTGCTGGAACTATTACCGCTGCTCTAACAGGTGCAGCATCGTCAAATGTCCTGAAAGCAGGCGATACCATGACTGGTTCGCTAAACCTAACAGGAAATAGTTCTAATCTCACAGTTGCTGGTATTGGTAACTTCAACCAGTCCTTGAATGTAACTGATGATTTAACAGTTGATTCTGCTAACAGTCTATTCAAAGTAGACACAACGAACCTAAGAGTTGGTATCAAGAATACTTCACCAGTATCTACATTCCATGTAGACGGTGACGGTAAAGTAACTCTAGAAGGAACTAATGCACAGGTTATCTACAGAAGATCTTCTGATGATGCAGATATCATTTATCAAGAATATGATGTTAGTGCATCCACATTCTATACATGGGCAAAAAACAAAGATATCAACTTCTCCACATCTTCTACTAGTGGAAAGACAACAAATCATCTACACATTAATTCTACAGATGGTAAAGTTGGTGTTGGCACTGAGTCAACAAGTGTTACCGCATTGAATCAAGTTCCAGATTTACAAGTCTCAGGATTGCTCCATGCTACTGGATCTCTTGTTACTGGTCCTGTTGCAAATAATGCAACTGGATCTGGATCTGTTACTTTCCTTGGTGGTGCAACTGGTGGTTCTGGAGCAAGAAACTTCATTGTTGGTGCTGGTCTAGCAGAAGGAGTGGGAGTCTTTGAGATTACTGCTTCTGCTACTAATGGTGGTAAGGATTGGAAAAACCTTGGTACTGAAAAACCTGCTATTGCTGTTAGAGCAACTGACAACGCAGTTGCAATTAATACAGATGCATTTAGTGGAACAGACACAACAGTAACACCAAATGTTAATAGAACATATGCTTTAAATCTACAAGGTGATATTAACATTAATGGTTCTGTATTCCAAGACAATGCAGAGTTTGTTACTTCTAGATGGACTGCATCTCCTAACCTAACTGACATCTATAGAGGATCTAAGGTTGGTATTAATTTCACTACTGCTGCTGATCCAAATTACGAGTTAGAAGTTAACGGTGGAATTGGAATGACGGGTCTGCTATATGTTAACGATGACCCACTGTGGTTAGACACATATGGCATTATCAAAGTCAACAGACAGTTGCTTGATGAAGATGTAACTATTCCCGCAAATACCAATGCATCTAGTGCTGGACCACTGGTAATAAATACGAATAGAACAATCACTATCACTGCAGGATCTTCCTGGTCAATTACTTAAAATGGCAGACACTTCTAAATTGACGGTTGCAACCGTTCAAGCATTAACTGGTAATCAACTAGCAGTTAAAATTCCAGTAATCACAGGAGGAGACCCAGACCCATCATTGGGTGCTGGGCAACTCGCATATGTTGATGGTGCTCTTAGAGTTTTTAATGGATCTCAATGGCAAGGAATTGATGAAGGTGTTTCACCTGTTACTAATGGTTTATTATTCTGGGTTGATGCAGGTAATACAGAATCCTATCCTGGAAGTGGATCAACTTGGTTTAACTTAGCAGGAACAGCAAGTAGTTCTATTGGAGACATAACATTACCATCTGGTTATACATACTTACCTGATAGTGGTGGATGTTTTCAGTTTAATGGAGATCAAGCATCTAGTGGTAACTATAGTGCTGGATCAAATGGCATGACAATGGAAATCGTTATGTATAACACTAATAGTGATACTACCTCAACATATGGTCGTATTATAGACTGGAACGATACTACTATGAGTTTCGGATCGTATGCTAGTAAGCAGCATAGATCATGGGTATGGGCAGGCGGTGGTCGTATGTCTGGTGAATATGCTATAAACTCTGATGCAACTGGATTCTTTGATAAGTGGAATCATACTGTCATGACTTATGATGGATCCACTGTTAAAGGATATTGGAATGGTGGGCAGTCATTTAGTGTTGCTAAAACTGGAAATATGGAAACTGCAAATTCCCCCTTTACTATTGGTAATGGTGATGGTTATGCTTACTATGGAAAGATTGCAGTTGTTCGTGTTTACAATAGAGGACTAACACAAGCAGAAGTAAGTCAGAATTATAATTCATTGAAAAACAGATTCAACCTTGCTCTATAAATAAATACTAATAGGAAACCAATTTAGTTATTGATATGTCAACACTTAATGTAAATGCATTAAATATTACTGAGAAGTTAAAACTTCCAACATATACAACCACTCAGAGAGATGCATTGACTCCAGAGGTTGGTTTGTTGATTTATAACAGTACAGAAGAAACTGTAGAAATCTATGACGGAACGGAATGGGGTGCTGCTACTGGACAACCATTAATACAATTCAGTAAAACATTTAATTATACTGGTCAGATACAATCATTTGTAGTTCCAGCAGAAACTGTAGAGGTTACTGCATATATATGGGGTCCTGGTGGAGGTTCCGAAGCTGATACTAATACTAGAGGTGGTGCTGGTGGATACACTGCTGGAACAATTAATACAACTAATGGTGGAACTCTAAAAATTGTTGTTGGTGGGGGAGGTGGTCCTGGCACGCAGAACAATGGTTCTGGTGGCGGATACTCTGGTGTATTTACTAGTTCATGGGGTGGCACTAACGAAGGCACAGACCACGGTGCATCAATTCTAATTGCTGGTGGTGGTGGTGGTGCTGCTAACTCTTCCACTGGTTCTAACCATGGTGGTGGTGCTGGTGGTGGTCTCTCTGGACAAAAAGGTAATCCATCTGGTTCTGGTGGTAATGGAGGATCGCAAACAGGTGGTGGTTCATATTCTCAAACAGGTGGCGGATCTTGCACAGGTGGTACACAGTGTAGTGGTAATACTTTACGCGGTGGTGTAGCATGTGGTGGTGCTCAGACTGGTGCTGCAGTTGGTTGGCCAGGTAGGATTTATGGTGGAAACTGGGGATCTGCTGCTGGCGGTAATGGATGTAATGCTGGTGGCGGTGGTGCTGGTTA